ATTATATTTTCACCCCCATACGTACAATAAAACATCTGGGGATAGTAAATAATTTATACGATCTGGCAGTTGAAGATGTGCATTCATTTTGTGGGAATGGCATATTGTTGCATAATACAATGCAAATTGAAACATTGCGTAAGTATGCAATGGAACATCCTGAACTTAAGCTTGTGAATAAGATTCGTGGTGTTAATATGGGCGGTAACGAGGAAGTGCGTGATCCTTGGACTGGTGAGATGAAGAAAAAACGCGTTAAGACTTTGGTAATTAATATCACAGCTGAAAAGATTGCTACTAATACCTGTATCTTTCCAATATTTGAGGATCAGAAAGATGGCATAGTTGATCAGCTGCGGAATATTCAGATCACACGTTTATCTATGAACGGTGATCCAGTTTATTCTAAAGAAGATGATCATACAGCCGTGGCATGGCAAGTAGCTATCTATGCAATTATGATGAAATATTCTGACATTAACAGATTAAGTTTTCCAGATACAATTGAAGTAATGCCCTCTATTATTTACAATGGTAGAAATCTAACACCTTTGCAAGATACTGGTTCGATGTTAATTGAACCAAGCTTGCTAAAGCATATGAGAACAGATATACTACGCGCAAAAGCAACCGGTAGAGGAAGTTTCAAGAGTCCAGTAGCTGGTCCATCAAGTATAGATTCACGTAGTAGAGATGGCTTAACTAAAAAGTCATCAAATAATAGAGAGAAATTTACTAGTCCATTTAAACAGAAACGTCAAGACCATGTTGTAGGTGAAAGCTTTAAGAAAGGCGGTAGTCGAAGTGGAAGTCGTGGATTCTAATGGCAAAATTTAGAAATAAACCAGATATCAGATTCAAACGTCAGCGTTCTACGACGCCGACTGGCATATCCTCTCTATTGACTGCTAAAATACAACGTAGATATACAGGCGGTCAGGATGGTGTATATTCTGATATTAAGATTCCTGCGTTTACTCCACTATTACCAGCCGATCAAGATCGTGCAGATATGGCATTCATAAGATTAGCCGGTGTACAGTCTAAGCTTAAGCAAGTAATCGGTATAGCCAAAGCTATTAACAAAGCGGATTATATTCCTGTTGAATCATCTGCTGATCTTGTTAGGAAAGCTGTGATACGACGTGATCGTGAACATTCTCCTGATGGTTCTAAAATTTATTGGGAACTGTTTGAAAGAATTATAGAGAAGTCTGTCGATAAGTTTGATTTTGTAAACTTTGAATTCCTAGATAATCTTCAGAATGAGCCTAATGCCGATACTATCGCTTGGAACGCAAATCAGATAGCAAATGATTTAAGAGGCGAGCTTGATAATATCATTACATCTGCTCAAGATGGAAAAGAGCTACCAGAATCAGTTACACAAAATCTTGGACGACAGTCGCCAAACGATAAATGGGCATGGTTGCGTCAGTTACTTATATACGCAGCACCATTAATTTATTTATATCTTGACTATAAACTTGGTGGTCCATTTAAAGGTATGGATGACGCTAAAGTAGCCGGAGGTAAATTACCACCTGGCACTGAGATTGCTGGTATATTACTTCAGATTGTTATTGGCGTTGTTATCTATATGATGCTTCATTCAATATCTAAAGCTGATATGAAAAAAGTGATGAGGGATATGGGCGTTCGAGATCAGATGCGCGATAGTGGTATTAAAGAAGATCTCGATACTTTAATTGATAACGCTAGTAGTATTCTAGATGGCGAAACCGTACTAATAGGTGGCCAACCGTATAATCTAAACAACATACCATTTGGTGTAAGCTTGGAATTCCTAAGAAATGCTGTCCTATATCTAGGACGTGCTGATTGGGATATTTTGAGAGATTATACAGTAAACTTTCTAGTTAATCATCTTGCTGAAGATGAGTATTATCCATGGCACATGTATCTCGATTCAAAGATAGGAGATAAACAAATTGGGAAGGTAATGGAAACAGCTCCCACATATTCGCCCTTATTCCTAGCACATGCTCGTTCTAATAATGTTACAATTGAAGAAGGCGGTAGTGTATCAACATCTGATGAGAATTCATTACTTCCAGGACAAAGTTCTGCTGCTTCAGCCTATGAACGTAGCCGTCGTACAGCAGCAACCTATGAAACTGTTTACTCTAATCCAACTCCTAAACCAAATGAAGTTCCTGTTGATGATAATCTTACAACTCGTGGTCAAACATGGCAAGATGTTAAAGATACTGTAGCTGATGGTATTTCATCCAGCACAGATAATACGATGTCTGATTTTGATTTCTGGAAGACTATGACATTAGATGAAGGAGATTATGGCTACACAGATTGGATGGGTAGACAAATCAGATATGAAGCGAACACGCCCTCTACATATACTGATCCACAAACAGGTGTCACCAGTCAAGTTGTTTTGAATCAGCAACAAGCTGATCAAATGAATGCTCAAGCTGAAACAGAACTTCAAGATAGATATCAAAAAGAACAATCAGGGGAATCAAGCAGTTCAGCTTGGTCCTGGTCTCCAAATGGTACTGGTCGTGCAGGTCAGCAAGCTAAAGATTGGATTCAAGATAAAGCAGATAATATTAAGCTTGATGTTAAGAAAGAGAGCTGGCTGAATGAGGTGGCTTGGGTGTGGAATAATGTTGTTGAAGCGCTAGTCGCTAATCTAGTCTGGAAAGATTGGTACAAAGAATTCATCTGTTGCTTTGTAAGAGCAGCTGTCTATTTCAATCCAACAATGTTAGCATGGCTGAAAGAGCTACTCAAATGGGCGTCTATCAGTATAACTATTGATGTTGGCGGAATGCTTAAGAAACTATATGGTAAATACTGGACTGGCTTGATGGAAGAGTTCAAGGTCAATTTACACGCTCTCCTAGATTCAAGATGGCAGAAGTTTATCAATACAAGTATTCGTCCATGGACCGAGAATAGTCTTCAAGATGAATTCAACCAATATTGCTTTTTATGGAAGATGATGATAGAGACATTAATGGGTGCTTTAGCACAATTTAAAGCGAAGCTTGATGTAACTCTTGATGATTTATTCGGGCGTCTAAATCTTACTACAGATCTCTTTAATTATAAGATTAAAGTCTCACTTGGTATTAAACAACTCGATATGTTTGCAAAACTTCTTGACATGATAGTCAATTTTGTAGAACAATGTGGGGTAGCGGATACTGAGGCAGGTCTCTCTGACTTGGAACGTTATTTACGTGAAAAAGGTTTGGAGAGATTTACTGGTGAGAATCCTACATTGGCTGATATTACTGGTCAAACTCCTGTGGCAGAACGTCCTGACACAGAGTCTACTACGCGGGTGGGTATCTCTGATCAGCTCCCCACCTTGCTCAATATTCCGGATGAAATTAAGACGGATGATCTCAAAACTGTACCAGTTTCTTCGCTTCCTAAAGCCGAAAGACCACATAATGTTATAACTGCCTATGGACATGAAGTGAATCTTCCGGTACAGTACAAGCAGGCTACCTCCACCAACTCATGGTGGTTCGGGGAAGCAATAGAGTATGACTACAGTCTAATCGTCATGCCAGTATCAGCTTCCTTAGAGGGCTTGCAAAAGAATGAAGAATTTGCAACAGAACAGCAGCGTAGATGTAGAAATGATTTGACACCTGAGCAAATTATGGGAATGATTAGAGGATTCCCACGGGATGTCACGAATTCTCGTATCTATGCACAATTCGCAGAGGAAGATTAGAGTGGCAAAGATAAAACGTTTACCACCTCCTCCACAACAGATTCCTGCTGTCGATAAGGTTAGCCCTGTTGCGTTAGTACCACGAGAATCTAAGATTGCTATTTCAAATGAGTTAATTGAACGTAGAAATATTCTTCCAAACATCGTTACTTTTGCCCCAAAACTTCCTCATTATCTTGAACGCTCAAGATCTCAATTTGAGGAAATGCCATATAACTTAGCTGAAATTACTAGAGCTGAAGATACAGAAATGTATGTATCTAAAGCTTTCCAAGAGCACACACAATTAATCTTACGTGAAGGATTTAGTTTCAAAAGCCAGGATGAGCAGATGCAAAGGCATCTAATTCTGCGTTTGAAAGAAATTGAAATTCTTTCAGGTATCTCTATCAAGCGTGTAATGCGGCAGATAACGATAGATTTAGTAAAATTCTGTAATGCTTATATTGTGTATTCTCGCGTTCCTGCTCCAAACAGTGGTAAAAGATATCGTAAGAACAACATAGAGCTTAGTCCTATTGTTGGCCTCTTCGTACCGGATCCTACTACTGTTGAGGTTCTTAGAGATCAACGCGGACGGCCACGTTTATATCGCCAAAGAATTGAAGAAACAAATGCCATCAGGTACTGGGAACCCAGTGATGTCATGCATCTCACATATAATCATAGAACTGGTACACCATATGGCACTCCATGGGTTATCCCAACTCTTGATGATGTAAGACTACTCAGACGCTTCGAAGAACATGCGGATATCCTTGGCGGACACTTCTCTCAACCATTCATTATCTGGAAAATCGGTACTGATAAGATGCCTATGATGGTGAACCCAGATACTGGAGAATCTGAAATTGATAAAGTTAAATATGAGCTTGAGCGCTTAGCTAAGGAAGGTATTGCTATTGTAAGCCATCGGCATAATCCGGAAACAATGAAGACTGGGGATAGTGGTATCGATCTCGTACCTTATATGGAATATCTAAAACAGCGTGTACTTACAGGCGTAGGCTTAAACTCTATTAATACGGGAGATGGCAGTACAGCTAATAGAGCTACAGCAACTCAGCTTATGCAGGTAGGCATTAATAGATGTAAGGATATTCAAGAAGTAATAGCAGATATATTTAATAATGCGCTAATCTTTGAGCTAATGCTAGATAGCGGCAGAAAGTATTCACTTGATAGCCAGGGCTATTTAGAGTTTTCTGAAATTGATATAGAAGCTCAGCGTGCAAGAGAAACGCATGTTTTGGCTATGTTCCAGGGTGGATTAATGACGCATCCTGAATCTCGTCTTGAAATGAATCGGAATCCATTTACATCATCTGAAGAATCTGAAGATATCATTTCTTGGACAGCACGTAAAGATCGTGTCACACTGGAATTAGAGAAAGAATTATCACTAGATCCACAAATAGAAGCTCAAGCACAGATAGCTAAAACAAAGGCTATAGCTAAGCCAACTAGTGGTAATGGTAGTGCTAAAGCAACTACTAATCGTAGCCAGCCTACTAATCAGCATGGGACTAAGGCGACAAAGACAAAAGTTAAAAAGAATGATACTTTTGATCAGCTTAATTTAGAGCATGATTTGCTTGCTAGTACCTTGCTCCATAACTGGGATAATGCAGATCGTGAGACTAAGATAAATAAATCCTTACAAGTTTATCTTGACAAGGTGCATCAAATAGCTGATGATTTTATAAGAAGCTCGGTACGAGATGCTTGTATACGAAATTATCGAATTCAGCCTGATAACGATCAAATGAAGATAATTTCTAGTACAACAGTTAAAAGATTCTTAAATGGTAACTTGACAAAATTGACAGAATCTGTTACGTTACCAGAAGCTTATGAACACAAAGATGAATTATTGAGGACAATTAAGAGGCTAGGTAGAGAAGTGAGTAGTTCTTTCGTCCAATTAAGCGATCAATTAGAAGAAGAACTAGTTCAATTTACATCACCAGATGGGAATGGTATAGATGAGAACAGCTCTCCAATCAATTGATCTTTATCGATTCGATTCTGACGGAATCGATGTCAAAAAGATTGATATGTTCATGGATCGCCATGATAAGATGCTTAAAGCTCAGAGCAAGCCCAAAGAACAACATATTCCGATTCTCAGAACTACAGTAGATGCTACTCGCTCAGGTAGCATTGTTAATCGGAGATGTTATGTTGGATCAAGTGTTAATAAAGCTATCCCTACATGGACAAAACCATACGCTAAACCAGTTCTTGTCCATCATAGACAAGGTGATACTTTTGTACCAGCGGGTGATCCGATAGGTCGTGTTAGCTACGCAAAATTTAATCCATTCTCAGGTATAGATCTTAATGAAGATTTTGTAACAGCAACTAAAGGTGGTCAGGGTTCTGGTCAGGTTATATTGAAACTTGACGTTACAAATGAAGATGCCCAACAGAAGATTATCAAAAAAGAATATCTTACAGTATCCACAAGCCAAAATGTCTCAGGTGCAATTTGTAGTATTTGCGGTCGGAGTTCAGTAGAATGTGAAGATCATTATCCTGGAAGAGTCTACCCGCTAGAGAAAACATCTCCTATCTACAAATTCGCCGCCAAGACAGAAAGTGATGCTGGAGATAAAGAGCCGATAATTTACTGGGAATGTTTCGATATCTGGAACGGAGATATGAACTATGTGGAAGTTAGCTACGTAAATGTTGCGGCTCAGCAATATGCAGGTACGCTATCTTATGAGTTTGTGAAAGCACGAGATAGTGCAAATAATGACGAATGTGTCTATTGCGACATCTATGATGGTTCTTGTGACCATCCCGGTGTTGTATCAATCTGTTATACTGACGGTCTTCAAACCGTAGAACTCTTCGCCGATGAAATCATGAATCAAATGCCATCTGGATTAATCGTCAACGCGCCAAGATTAATTTTTCCAGATAATATAAGAAGTATTAATACACGCGATGAGACACTGCAAAGTGTCGAAGGAATCGCAACAAAGAATGAAGAAGAAGTTACTAGATCCCCCAAGAATGAGGACATAACAGTGAACAACGAAGAACTGCAAGCAAAGGTCACTGAACTCACTAAAGCTAGCGATGCCCATAAAGCAGAGTTAGATAAAGTGACACAGGAACGTGACGGGCTAAAGCAGAAGGTCGAGTCGCTCACTGAGTCCAATGCGAGCTTAAATACTAAGCTAGCTGATTCTTGCGCGAACACTCTCTATACCATGCGTCAAGTTGTCGGTCTTATTCCTGTTGATCAGGAAGAAGACAGTATCAAGACAGTCATGGAGAAGTTAACATCTCGTTCGCCTGAATCACTCAGTGATGCAATCGAGGATCTGCGTCCAGGTTTTGAGAAAGCTGTTGAAGGCTTTCTGAAACCAGACGAGCCCGCCGCGGAGGGTGAAAGCGACGAAGGTGAGACTCAAGATCCACTAGCAGTTTCGCAAGCTGTCGTAGAAGCAGCTGGTACAGTAGCGGATACTACCGCTGCTCATCCAGAAGCACAAACTACTTCACTAGTGAAACCAACGGTAGCGGAGATTATGGGTTTCCGTCGCAAGGACTAACCCATTCGTAGGCAACTTTAATTCGGAGAAACGAAATGCCAACCCCAAAGATTCCATACGGCTTTGAACGCCAGTCAAAAGACATTCAGGAATTATCGAAGGGTGTAAGCCCAACGATAAATATCCGGATGGCTCCATGGCTGCCGATCGTCGAACATAATCGGCGCTCGGAATTTGACATTGCCATTAAAGCGGGGTCTATCGTCGCTATTGAATATTTCCCAACTGCATTGGGGAGTATTGCAGCTGGAGCATACTATGTTCCTGCGAATGGTGGAACCGCTGGCACAATGGCATATGCAGCAGCAGACGTTGGTCTGACGCTGAATAAGAATACCGGTGCGGTCGTGACGACCGGTGAGATCGGCGATACCGCCGCTCTGCCAGCCAACAAACCTGTTGGCTATAACTTCTTTGACTTTTATCACGACCAAGAGCAGATGTACAATAACATGCAGATTCAGACTCAGGAGAAGGGCGTAGTACGTCAGTATTTCATCGAATTGCCGGTGAAGTATGCGTATCAGCTCGGTGATCCTGGCGATCTCGTGGTCGCAGATTACACTGTCCAAGGTGCATGGCGAGTTCTTGATCCAGTTGTATACGCAGCTGCAGCAAAAACTGCGTATGATGCAATGGAACAGCATATCGGTCGTCTCTGGTCGGTTGAGCCAGTTACTGACATTGATAACCTTTCTATGGAAGTTCCAATGCCAGGACTCAGCCTTACAGGTCGTGATTCGGATGGTATCCCGCCCCACCTGCGCAACGCTGTTGATCAGAGTGGAACATCGTGGCGGGCAAAGCTGATGATCAACGCTTAATGGTGATAACCACACAAAACAAACTTCAAGGAGAGCTTCAATGTTAGAGTCACAGAAAGTAAACGATCTCACTACGCTCTTCAGTCAGTTGGTCGAAGTGGGTGTCGCCGACGCACTGAAGAATATGGGTATTTCCCCAACAAGCAAACCGGCGATCAGTTCGCCACCAGCAGCCTTACTGTTGTCGGAAAGAGACGAAGCGGTTAATAAGATCTCTCGTATCTTTACCAACAATGGTATCGATCCTGAAAGCGGTATGGGTCTTGACTTCAACACCATGGTAAATGTGGTGCGTGAACAAGAAGCAGGACTTATCAAGGATTACAGGGTAAAGGCAAAGGACGCAGCTGCTTCTCCCGATATCATGTTGATTATGCCTCGCGTAGTCAGCCAGATCATCCGGGAACCCATTCAGTACACGGAACAGTTAGCTCCGCTTCTGCGGCGTATCCGTGTTCGCGGCGGCGAAATCAATATCACCTATCCCGCAGTAGGCGCGATGGGTGGCCAACGACTGGATATGCCGGAAGGTGGTGAATATCCGGAAGGCACACTGGACATGGCAGGTCTCACGAATGTGAAGATCGGCAAGTCCGGTATTGCCGTTCGGTGGACCGAAGAAATGCGGCGTTACTCCCAGTTCGACTTCATGGAAATGTTGCTCCGCGGAGCGGCAAGAGCCCTGGTCCGCTGGAAGGACAAAAAGATCGCCGATCATATCCTCGGTCTCGGTACGACTGCGTTTGACAATGATGACAACACCATTGCCAGCACAACCGGCCGTACCGTCAATGGCGACTTCAATGGTTCGCTCGCTTCCGATGACATCTTCACAGCTTACGCCGACATGATCAATGACGGCTTCACGCCGAATGCTCTACTAGTCCACCCAATGGCCTGGCTGATCTTCGCACGTGATCCTCAACTGCGCCACTTGGCGTGGTGGAATGGCGGCGCATATTGGGGTACACCACAAGGTAATCTCCCATATGCTGGTAAGTTCGAAACCAACACCATGGGTACGAAGGGTGCATGGAACCAAACTCTTGGCTTGGGCGGACAGTCGGCAATTGCCGGTCAGTATCACCCAATGTTCAAGAGCTTCCCAGTTCCGCTGCAGATCGTCGTAAGTCCAACAATGCCGTTCACAGCGGCAACAGGGGTAACTCCAGCCAAGACTTCCATGGTCTTGTGCGATGCGAACGAACTCGGTGTTATGTTCGTTGATGAAGAACCGACAAGTGATCAGTGGGATGATCCGTCCCGCGACATCTACAAGGTGAAGATCCGTGAAAGATACGCGATCGGCATCTTGAACGATGGCCAAGCTATTCGGTCGCTCAAAAACGTCAGAATCACACCTAGCTACGATTACTACGAACGTATGCGTTGGACACAATCCGGCACATTGCCTTCAGGTGGTTTTGTAGTTTAACCTTGCGGCTAGGATGCTGCTAAGTTTAGGGCCCACCCGGCTGGGTGGGCCCTTTCCTTTAAGGGAACAAGAAGTATGACTAATATGCAAGACCCCATTGATGTAGCTGTTGAAAGAATTACTAGTCTTGGAGATAAGAAGCGAATCCGTAAGATTGATTTACCCAGTGTAGATGTTTCAGACACAGACTTTAAGGCTATTGTAAATAGAGCTGGTAAAAAATATGCAAGTCGTAACGCTTGGGACGAACGTGATCCAATGTTAGCTCAATACATTGGTGCTGTAGAAGACGAAGAAATACCTGATACAGAAAATGATGAAGGCATTTCCGTTCGTCGTTCTGAAACAATTGCTAATGCAGATATAACGAAACAAATACTTGGAATTCGTTCTGGATCGGAATAACTGAATGGTAGCTCCAATCCTTGTTTCAAGCATACCTGTTACTGGTGCTGACAATGTTCCAACTAATTTGGAACTAAGCTTAACATTTAGTACTCCGATAGACGCTGATTCAATCGACGGCGCTATTCAAGTCTATGATATAGATCAAGATATAGCGTATCCAATTGAATTGGGAGTCGAAGATAATGTTGTTACAATCTATTTAGGAAGAGCACTTGAAGACTATACTAGATTCGAGATTCGAATCTATGGTCAAGATTTAGTAGCTGTCGCTCCGCCTATTAAATCAGTTGATGGCGATCCTTTACTACTCAGCACCTATGTTACTTTTATGACTGCTGTTCCAGTTGTCACAGGAATCGCAGAAACTGACGATGATTATATTGATACTGAGATTGACGCTTCTGGTAATATTACTGTCAATGTATTTGATAAGTTTGAATTTAGCTCTAGTAACCCAACTGATGGTACCTTATTCATTAACCCAGCTTATTTCAACCCAGCAGCAAGTGGACAGCTTGGAAATCCAGTAGTCTTTACGTTTAATCAGTCAGTTGATCCAGTAAGCACATCCGGTAATTTTGAGATTGAACAGAGACCATTTGTTGATCGTCGATTTGCTGTAGTGAAAGCTACTGAAGTCGATGAGCTAAATACAGTCTTTGTATCTCCATCTGGTAATTCCTATTGTCCTAGCAACATAGATACTTTTAACTATCCTGATTTTACAGCTGTAGTTGATAATAATACAGTAAGTCTTCACATTGATGAAACCGATGGTTTAAGATGGAACTCCCAAGTACGAGTTACTGTAAAAGCTGATCTTCTATCAACCGAAGCTACAGGTGCTCAAGACCTTGGCAAAGCTACGAATGTATTATTTACAACAGGTATGTATCCTTGGTTTGCAGAAATAGAATCTATCAGATTAGAACTAGGTTCTTATAATACCTTATTTACTGATTTCTTAATCTCTCGATACATCCTAAGATCCTCAATAAGAGCATGGCGTTTAACATGCTTTATGTTTGATCTCTGTAATCCTCCATACTCGGTTATCGATTATGTTGTTTTAAGAACTTTATATGATTTGTTTACAGGGCCGGAAGGTATTGGTAAGCTTGGTAGTGAGAAATCAAAATCTCTTGGTGACTTCTCTGTCAGTTATAGTTCTGGCGGTGGAAGTATTGATGCAAAGGCTTTAATAGTTGAATGGCAGAACCAGCTTCGAGAAGCTGAATCATGGCTTAAAGGCCGTTGTAAAGGCGTTGGGGGATATCAAGAGATAGGAAGCGCTGTAAGAGGATCGAAACGAGATGACTATCCACCATCTAGATATCGCGAACGTCATTGGCATAGCGCAAGCTATGGCGATAGATATTATCCAGGTATCGAGAACTCATGGATGGATCGCATTCAAAAGAATCCAAGGGTTGATGGAACTTACGAATCAATAGAAGGTGAATACTCGACAGAAACAAATACCACCTCTTAAAGGTAACAAGAAGTATGAGAAGACGCGAATGGAAGGTAGCTGGTCCCTACAGAACTGGCGACATTAAATTGGCCTCAGCTTTATTGACAGCTGGTCATTTGTTAACGGGATTTCAGTATACACCGATCTTCGATGGTAAAGATCTTGGTCAAGGTCGTAGACAGAGAACAAAAGTATTATTTGAATTTGAGATTACCGATGAACTTAACCAGACCATAGCAGCATTCAATACACGATCTCTTCGTGTGAACGCTAGTTTGCTACTGGATAATTTCCATAATCTTAAATCAATGGTATCCAACTCTAACTACCTTAACTTTGAAGAGATTAATCACGTCGTAGAGATCGATGCAGATACAGCAGAACACGGCGTGCAATGAACTATTTCGATGAGCTTCTAAATAAAGGTCCGTATAAGCGCGGCGAAAGGCGTATGCCTGATAGCAGTGCTGCGTTATTTCAGAAGCCATTATTTCGCCCAGATACTCCGAATACATCAGGTAATGATGCTACATATAAGGAAACGTTATTACCTGGATATGAGGCTATTGTCGATCTTATAGAAATAGCTTTAAGATTTCTGCAACATACTGTACGTCCCTACTTTGAAGATGACTGGCGAGTATGGTTTCCGTTTGCTTTTATGGATATGAAACCAGGTACAAAGATATATGATGCCGATCATCCAAAGAATATCTATACAATTAAAGACGTTGACAATATATTCCTTGGCGTGTACAATCTTACTGGTAATGGCGATGCCCCGACAAGAGACTCTAAATTGTTTGTCGGACCTAGTGATCGCATTAGATATATAATAGGTTATCCTGCTGCTGAAGATCCGAATACTTACAACCAGATGCAGGATTGGCAGGATCTAGCAAAAGATCCATTCATCCCGACTGTTACTTACCGCATTATGCGGGTAGAACCAGCCGGTCAACAAGGATACTTCACTGGCACTAGGGACATAAGTCCAAGGCTAGTAGGTTCATTTAAGTATGAAGACGGTACGGATGCGGAAATTAAGGCTCAGCGATTCGATGTAGAAATTCAGTTTTCATGCTGGATGGATACTAACGTTGGCGCGGTCGATTTGCTGAGATGGTTCCGTGAGGCCCTTGAAATTATCATACCCGTTTTGCGTGGGCATGGACTGGAGAATGGCCACTTTACTCGACAAGAGGAAGATGTCCACCTCACGCGCTGGCGTAATGACATTATCGCAAGGAGTCTGGTATACAGATTCCGTGTCGGTGAAGCCAAAGCGTTCAGGTCGTATCCGTTGAAGCACGTCTCTGTGTTAGAGACGGTACAAACGGACGGGGAGATAGGCGCAGCTTTCGAGGTTCAGGTTTAGGCCATCAACAAATATGAAAACTCGTTAACATAGGCCCAAAAGTAACGGAGTCAAATAACATGACTGACCAATTTGCAAATGTGCCGGGCGTGCGACTCTCGTTTGAGGATGGCGGTTTAGCCGTCAATCCACCCGTGACAGGGCCGAAAGTCACCGTTCTGGCCTATACTACATCTCAATCTCTCGACATTAATGAGCCTGTTGTTACCACAAAGTTGTCTCAAGCTCTTGCACTAAGTTATCACGATAACGGCAAACCTTCTGAAATGACCTTTGCGGTCATGGAAGCATATGCTGGTGGCGCGGTAACTGTTGAACTAGTCAAACTCTGCGAAGAGGATGTCAGTGGCAACCCAACAGCATCCGGTGTTGTGATTAGTAAAAGTGGTGCAGTATATGTGAAGACTGACGATCTCACGGAAGATAACCGTTGGGATCTGTTAGAAACAGCATATGCTCAACTACTGGATCATGATATCGATGTTATAGTTCCGATTGGCGTTTGTTTTGACCGCCCAGCTACAGCTTCGGGTGTTCTTGCACAACGCGATTTCGGTTTCCAGTTGGCACATTTCTGCTATGAGGCAACAAGAGGAAACGACACGGCTATCGGTGTGATTCCACACCGTAATGAGCTTGAACTGGCAGATGAGGAATATTCCGCTTCTGTCGATCTCTTGCAAGGAACTCCGACACTCGCTCAACTCTCACAGTGGGCAACCGCATCGGAGAATTATACGTTCTGCGCTTGGTATGATGGCACAGGTATAAATGGTGTTGACGCGGATTTCCGTCCAACCTCATTTGCATACTTCCTGAATGCTAGTGACAGCACATTGCCTGGTACAATTTCCACAGCTGATAAAGATGCGAATGGCTGGCCTATTGATTTAGGCAAGTACATCAGCGTCACGAACGGCATGGTAAAGCATCCGAACTTCCTGGCACAAGTCGTGTTCCCGGAATTCGGGTACTACAACGGCAATAAGGCAGCATATTATGCTGGCATGATTACTGCTCTTCCATCCGAAGTTTCGCCTATGAACAAGGCACTCTCCGGATTAACAGTAGCCCGCAAGCTGAGCCTGTCACAGCTTAACGGATTGATCGGTGCTCGGTATGTTGTGCCGCAGGTTAAAGCTGGTAGAGGTTTAGTCGTGGCCGATGCCATGACTGGCGCGTGGGATTATAGCCGGTATTACCGGTCAGATTACACTCGTCTAACGACTGTTCGTATCACTCATGAGGTCGGCGATATTGTTCGTTACGTCATCGATCCTTTCTTGGGCAATCCGCCGAATCCTAACACGACATCGGCGATCCAGTCTAAGCTGGACAATCTGATTGCAGATATGATCGAAAGAGGGGCTCTGCTCGGTGGATCCAAGCTTTCCTTCAGTCAGACTGCAGAAGAACGTGCCCTGAACGAAGGAACGGTAGAAGCGTCACTCGTCGTACCTGGTGAGCTGCGGACAATTTACACATCCATCGGCCTTGAAAAAGCCGCAGCATAAGGAGAAATGAAGCATGACCGATTACAAGAAGACCTACACTTCGTTCTCCGGCGCTGACATCCTGGTATCAATTGATAACCAGGTATTTGGCGAGTTGCAGGGCGTGTCTTTTTCAGTAACACGAGAAAAGGCACCTCTGTATACACTGGGGTCGGCGGATCCGCGGGCATTCTCTCGCGGCAAGCGTGGCATTTCTGGAAGTCTAATCTTCCTGGTATTCAACCGAAGTCCATTACCAGGTGGTATTCCAGAGAGTACCGAGGAAAGACGTAAATTCATTTCCCGTCCAGGAGAAGCTGCTATTTATCGTGGTGGCGATTTTGAAGCAAGCCAGGATGTCTCAATAACAGATGATCCTGGAGCTCAGGGATGGGAAGAGCAACCAGCTTGGTATGCTGATCAACTGCCTCCATTTGATATCCTTGTTAAGGCTGTCAATGAATACGGGCATGCTGCTCAGATGGAAATCATTGGCATCGAGATTCTGAATACAGGATCTGGCATGTCGGTTGATGACATCACCATTGATGAATCGCACACTTATGTGGCGCGACGTATCAAGAAATGGTATAGGCAGCTGGATTACTCATTCGTGAGTAATGTTTGGGATGCTTCGCAATTCATCGGAGTCGCGTACTGATGTCGAAGAACAAAAGTTTAGCGGAATGAAAGGGCCGGGGGCTACTAGGCCCCCGGCTTTTTGCTTATGACTGTGATATATCCAAATACACCCGATCTTGTCATACCTGCTGAAAGAGTGGATATTACTAAAGGATATCCATCGTATCCATATTCATTTACTGGTTCTGATTTTCAAGTTGTCTTTGTTTCTCACAATGCCAGTGGCCTGAGCATGGCATTTAAGAATTTACAAACGATTAGCTTCTCGCATCATAGCACTCTAATTCCTGGTCGTAGACTTGGGGAACGAGCAGCCCATGGTTATGCTCGTGGAACAAGAACGGTAGCTGGTACTCTTATCTTTCTAATGCTTGGCGACGACCCATTTATACAGGAATTATCAATTAGCCCTGAAGTCGTTAAAATGAATGGAGCCTATGAAGTAAGACGCTGCCATATAGAACTGATACCAGAATTTGATCTGATCATTAAAGCAGTTACCGAAGTACCCATTAATAAATATGGTGCCGAATCAAAATTTAATGATTCTCAAATGTTTATAGGTGGTATTACATTAGCAGAAAGTGGTGGCACAATATCTATGCATGACATCTATACAGAGGTTATGTATACTTTTGTTGCTAAATTTATGGTACCATTTACTTCATCTGTTCCTATTGATCGCATGTATCAATTAATACAACCACAAGCTGCGGGAGCACTTTCAATCGGATTGCTAATAGATCAATTTAAGGATAAGTTACGCTCTTTTTCTAAAATTACAGGCTCACTTGAGGTATCCAATGGCACTACTTCTAAATGACACACCTGTCACGTATTACTGCGGAGCAGATACACGTGTCCTCATTGAGAGCGACCAAGCGATTCAGCGTTGGGTAGATGAAGCATATGCAATTGAATGGAATGTAAGTGCCCCAACTCTCCCTCTCTATGGATTCAAAGATAAAGAAATAAGAGGCTGGACAGCTGGTCGGAAGTTGGTACAGGGATCGCTTGTTATGAACCTCCGTAAGCGTAATGAATTAACTTTAGCCATAACTGGAGATGCTGAAAACCTATTCTATGCTGAAACCTTGGGCGATATTCTTAATCCAACTAAGGCACAGCAATCAGTCGATATACCAGGTTTAGAAGCAGCTTTAACAGCTTATGGACTATACATATCACAACATTTCTATAAGGTGCATGACGCAAATAGCGAATACTATATTAACTGGGCATGGCAAGAATTGATAGAAAGTGGAGGAGAGAAAAGAAGGTATACAGCTGAATTAGTTGAGGAGGCCGCTAATGCGTATCGCGATTCAGATATTGCTCAACAACCGATAAATGGGTCTGAAGTAAAGGTAGCTTCAGATGCTACTTTCATGATTAAATATTATTATGATGCTGATAGTACAGGAGCGTATCATACAAAAAGTGATCCAGTAGTCGCAGACATCCTCCAAACGAAAGATGATCTCAGAGGAGAATTATTAGATAGAGGATTCCAAGAATCAAAACTTGATGAATTTGAACTGAGCTTGGTACAGACACCACAGATAAACTTTACAATGACAGAGTATGATAATGGAAACCCCTGGCCAATAATCACTACAGCCATTAATGAGTTCAAGGCATTATATGGATCTATAAAGACTAACGCTGAAGATCCAATTGCTCGTGAGAAGTTAAAGAACTATTTCTGGGATAAACCAGAAGCTGGAAACTATAATATCATACCGCCCTATGATTTGAGCTTTATAGATAGAACAATAAATTTGATAGTCCAGATAGGACAAGCAAATTTAATTTATGATGACTTTACAGACTTCGAACCTTCGGATACTATACATATCCGAGATGTTAAATTTCAAGGTGAAGGGCAGAGAATAAACCACGAAGACAGGAGTGTACTCATGGTTGCGTACCCGTTCCTGGCTAAATCCGTGGATTAATATGAATACGAAAGGATGAATAACATGACTAACCTTCCTCCAGGACGGTTTGAAGAACCGTTAAAACCCAATCAAGTCCCATTGCGAGAAGATCCTGAAACTGGCTTTCCGGTTGGATATAATCCTGCTGGCGAGAACTCTCCTCCGGGACAGCCTCCTGTCAAACAGCAGCAAGTAAGTAGCCCTGTTCCAGCTCCAATGCCACCACAGGCTAAGGCGCCTGAAGCTTCTACCTACTTCAATCAAGGGCAGGTAGCAGAAGGACAGCCAAAAGCTCCTCCTGGTAATATCTATGATGCTGTAGGTAATGATCTTCCAGAAGGATTCTTTGATAAGATCAATGAAGATCCAAATGCAGATCTTCCACCTTCTGTTATGTATCCGTCTGACTTGAAACAAGAACTGGTTGAACAGTGGAAGAAACGGTTTGGTAAAGATAATGTCTACATCGTTTCGATAGTAGATGATGTCTGGGTCTTCCGTGGTATTTCAAGAAAAGAATGGGCATGGATTAGACAACAAGGTTTTGATCAGGAAACATTCGAAGATCAAATCACTTGGACATGTTTATTGTGGCCAAAATTAACACCTGAAGTTCTCGAAGCAATGCCTGGTGGTATCTCAACATCACTGACTAACTATGTCATGCGATACTCAGGATTCAATGCTCCAGCAGTACCGGTAAGATTATAATGCCTGATGCGAGGTTGGTTTACAACCTCGATCCTCGTTGGGGGCTGCCGAATCTTACTGAATGGACTCGGCATATATGGCCAGATGAAATGGTTGATGTAGTCCTGGATGCAAAAGCATCCTGGCCTTATATCTTTCTGGTCACACTTGAGACTCCAATGACATATATGGCTAGAGGAGAAAGCTTTGCTTTCTTGTTCAGGCCATTATCAAGGATCGAGTTCGAGACAATGCAATCGATGATGCAAGCACAGTTCTATTTTGACCGTGGTTGTATCCTCGATCGTTGCATTCTTTGGACACCTGTAGACTTTAATGATTGTTATGCTGGCATCGTAGAGTCTTTGTACGATGCAATTCTTGAACTTTCTGGATGGGGAGATATATCATCTCTACAACAGATACAGAATGAGATGAGATCTCATGCTGGTGTAGGTAGTGAAACAATGAAAATCTACACCAATATGGATATGATGCTTTCTACGGTGTTCAAGAGTTTGCCACCAAATATCATAAGAAATCTAGATGCATATCAGACATTAGAGTATATTTCAATGGTAGAAAAGATACTCGAATCAACTGATACAAGATTTGATATGACTCCACCAGAAGATAAGAAGAAGGTTCTAGAAGAAAGACGTAAACGCTTTAATGTCAAACGTGGATTCTACAACTCAGGATAATCCACTACGTAGTGTTCTCAAATGGGGAATGCTTGCAGTTGGTGCTGGTTTAGGCATGCGCGCAGCCTACCGGAATATTCCATCTGTACGTAGAGCTGCTGTAGAAATCGCTTCTAGCGCTGGCGATGCTTATCGCGCGATGGCTATTAGATCTGCTTCGGTTAACCCAATACGTGCAATGAAGGATGCAGCCGGTAGTCGCTTCTCAAATAATACAATTGCAACCTGGCTCGGTGCTTCAAAGAAAGTCTCACCCGTTGCTGAGTCACAAATGCTTCGTGGTGGTTTATTTAGCTCATTATCATCTATTGATGTAATTCAGCACAGCGGTAATGCTAAACAAGCTCTACGAGCTACCTTAACTCCTAATTTCGGTCCTAAAGTCGCTGAAGATATTGCAATCAGCAGTTATAAGAATTTAACTGTAGCAGATATCCTCCAGAGTGCCACTAGAACTAAAGATGATCTTTATAAATATGGCAATCGTTACATTACAGCTGCCGACTACTCAAATCTAGTTAAGGCAACAAGCTCAGGAGTAATCAGTCCTGACTTCCTTATTGATCGCCATCTGATGCTGCGCCAGCTTGATACTGGACAGACGATTATACGTGATGCAAGAATGCTTAATATTCGTAGGCAGGCTACGAAAGCAGCCCGTGGACTTCAGAAGATAAGCTATCTTGGCGCGTCCCCTATGGATCCGTTAATGCCTGAGTTATGGGAATCTAAGCTAGTCGGCGAACTATCTGGTCAAATACCAATTGATATCATAGGACGAGGCAAGGTTGTAACTGGTGGGGATAGAGCCCTTCAGATCGGCAAGGAAGTCTTCCGAGTCGATGGTGGAAGAATGACTCGTGTTGGAACAACGAGGGGAACTATACGTTCCAGTAGACGTATGGTAGCTGAACGTGCTGGCCAAACTGGAATGGCAGGTAAATTTGTCGGGCCGAATAAGATATATGAGCAAGCTACTTTCGCAGAGAGACAAGCTCTTGATCCAGATCGATATAAAGGTGTATCAGGCAAGATTAGAAAGTTCTTTGAGAAAGGTAAAGGCGTTGAGGCTGGCGGTGTAAAGTTTGGTGTTGGCGAAGGTTATGATATCGGAGCACAATATGCTCAGACTGCTTCCATTGGCAGCTCAGCTGGTGCATTTATTGAACGTCATATGGCTAATAAGATTCCTGTCAACCTAATGACAGGTGGCACTGGAGCACAGGCATTTGCTAATAAGGGTATTGGAGCAGGCGCTGCTGGTGTCCTTGGTATTACTCCGCCGAAGATGAAAGGCCAGTTATTCTGGGCTTCTCCTGATCAGCTGAAGAATCTGACTCTTGATCAGATGCAAGATCTAGTTAGAACACAGCGTGGAGCTAGTACTGTTGTAAGAGCAAAACGTGGAATAGCCGGTGCTACCGCACATTTCAACGTTGGCGAAGTATCCATGACAACCGGTGAAGCTGCTGGCGCAATGACTCGTAAGCTCCTTACAACACCAATGCGTACCTTTGAATGGGCTACCGGACTTGGAGTAAAACCTGGAACTGCCGGTCAAATGGTATGGCGTTTGTTTGCAAAGGGCGTAATTCCGGCCTGGATGGGCTGGGAAGCTATTAAATATACCGACTATCTGACAGAGCAAATGACTGGTTTCAGTCCTATTAAAGGACTGGCTTATATATATGCTGGTGGACAAACTGCTAGGCAGGCTGCTCTCAATATGACCGGTGTTTCCGCTGTTTCTGACTCAGTAGATGCTGCTACTGGAGGTTTTTGGTCCTCTCCACTTGGTACTGTCGCAAGAACTGGTGCTATTTTTGCAGCTGGTATAGCTCTTGGTAAATCGCCTGCCGCTACACCCGCGATGCGTAAATGGGCACCAATGGTTGGGCTGGGATTGGCGGCCGCACAACTCACTACAACTCCAGGGAAACCTGCTGGCGAGCTTTGGGAAGAGTATACAGGTAAACGAGACGTACCGGTACGTCGCGGACGCTGGTGGCTACTGGGAGCTCAACCATGGCAGGGTGGCGAGATTATGTATTATCGCCCCCACTTTATCAGACAAATTACTACAGATGCTCAGTATGCCCAATATGGTGGCAAGGAAGACTACTTCAAATATATCTCTCTGCTACCAAACGTACACAATCTATTCGGAGCCAGAAACGTTGCCGATCCTTACGGATGGGAAATGAAGCATTATTGGGACAAGCCATATCCTGTTTCTCGCGGTATGTTCTCAGATGTACCTCTCGCCGGTCCAATGATGAATATGACTCTTGGCCGCATTATGAAACCCAGAATCATGATGCATCAGACTGAGACACAGGAATGGTTGCAAAAGCGTGAATGGCTTGGTGATCCTGGACTTGAAAAGATATCAGCGCAACTTGGTATTGAAAGTCCCGCTGCTGGTAAACCAATGCCTCATTTTGGGGTAGCACAGGAACTTGGCGTAGCAATGGCTGGGTTTACCGATTATATCGGTATGCCTGGCTTCATGATTAATGCTATGAAAGAACAGACGACTGGTACTGCTTCATGGTTCCATGGTGGAGCAGTATGGCAAACTCCAGATTACGAAGTATCATCATCTCGTACATTCTTTGAAATGGATCTTGGCGGTGGGCTTGGCACAACCGAGATGATGCGTCGTATGGTTTATAAAGAACCATTCGATGTTAATTACGTAAACCCGATTCCCAATCAAATGAAAGCATGGTTGCCTGGCTATAGATCCTCATTCGGTGATACTGGCTGGGTTGACTTCCATCGTGGTGATCCTTATGCGAAGATTCGACAAGGTGGTGTTCGAATGCAAGGTCTTGAGGGTATCGAACAAGGGAACCTAAATAAGAAAGAGTCCGCCTTCGATAAATGGGAATTCCTTGGATCAATTGCGCCATATTCAATTGCTTCTAAGCACTACGGTAAGATCGTGCAAGGCATGGCTGATAATGGTACTATGACAGATGCTCAGAAACGTCGGTTTGAAGAGATAGGCACTCGCAAGCCAATGTATTCAAAAGCTACGGGATGGTCGGGACAATTCGGCGAACCAGCTTCAACAGCTGCCAAACTACCAGTTCATATCCCTTATATCAGCACTAAATTCCTTGGAGCTCAATCCCCAACACAGCATTACCGTAATATGGTACTTTATGGTTCTGATTTCCATGATTGGAAACATCCATATGAACAGATGTTTGATCCGTATTTAGCACAGTTATCATCTAGAGATCCAGCCAGCGCAATGCTGGGTGGTTCCATGTTTGGATTAATGGGCAGAACTCCACAGACTAAAGCTGTGCTTGGGGCAGCTGGGGCTATGTATGGCGGATATCTATCCGTGACTGGTGCTCGTAAGAGCGGTAAAGAAGAACGTCGAGAACAATATGAAGAATATTTCGACAAACTTCAGTACATGAAATTAGGAAGACTTGAAGAACGAGCTAAAGAAATGGGTCGTGGTGATTTGATTAATAATATTAATCGTATGCAACGTTCTACCATGTCTGGTTTAGACTATTCTCTGGATCAAGAGGCATTCATGAAAGCAGCTGCACGTGCATTGCCTAAGACTGATCGACACTATTTAGCAGAAATTGTTGCCGATAATAGTCTTGGTGTAGATGAATTACCTGCTTATATGCGTCCGATCGTGAAGAAGTTACGTGGTGAAGAAACTGAACATGAAGATCATAGAAATAACGATATGATGGTATCAAGCTGGCTTACAGCTAATGGCGGAATTCCAGGTGGAGATTGGCCAGGCTGGGCGCCAGGAGTAAAATTGAGTGACATAAAGGCTAAATCAGTAGCTTCAGAAGGTGCTAATCTTCATGATTATGGAGTATTTGAAGCTGATGTTAATATGCGTGCTATGTCAATGCCGGGAGCTATTACCCCAATACAGAATGTTCAAATGATTCTTGGCCCAGACCTTTCAGAAATGTCAAGATTAGCGTATACTGGTAAACAGGAGATGGCACGGATGGGCATTAAAAATCCATCCGTTAATATAACTCCAGGTTATGGTGGAGTAAATAATAATTGGTCTTTGGATTATGATCGCTCAGATGATGGGCACAAATGGCGTGGTAGAGGAATCTGGTAATGGCAGACCAGAATAAAAAGAGATCTTTACTTGGTTCACTTGCTACATTTGGCGGATTAGCTGCCGGTGTTGGCGGTCTATACTATGCCATCAAGAATCCAATTAGATCAGCAGCTGGAATCGTTCCTACCGCGAGCACAGCTCAACAAGCAGTAGATGTAGCCGCAGCTGCAGCAAGAGTTCCAAATTATAAAGGACCAGGTATTAAGATTGGTGGTCAGATTAATCCTCGCGAAATGGCTGCAAAGACTGCAGAAGATCTGACAAATATGAAATTCGTAGAATTTGCGCCTAATAATATCAAAGAAGAAATTCTTTCTAAGCTAAGTCCTAAATTATCTAAACCAAGACTTGCCCAAGCTATCGGTACTATATTCCCTGAGACAAGAGGTACAAACGAAATCTTTGACTGGATACAGAAACAGACTGCATATGGTAGAAACTTTATGACAGTACCTGGTGTTAAAGGAAGCGCTGCTGAAGCTGCAACATTATCTGGATCAATTATTAATTCATATAGGCATCTTGAGAGTTTAGCATCTAAAGTAGGCGGAGGTGCGCGTATTACTGGTACCGCTGGTATAGGCGCTGCATTAACTATGTCTGGGCAGGAAGCAATTGCTCTACCTTTAGCATTTGGAAGACGTGCCTATATGGGCGGGCGTCTTATAGAAATGCCAGGATATATTCGTAATGATACTAGTCGCATCATGCATGTAATGGACGCACTAGCTACCGGTGTTGAATCACAAATGAAACCATTTATGACCGCAGCCGAATTTGGTGGAGTTGTCAAAAATGTAAGAAATAAACTACTCGAAGCTGCTACTCCATCTAACGCACTAATGCTTTCAGCCCAAGCTCCAGAACTTACTGTAGCGGGCTGGGCGTCAAGACAAAAACTCGTACATATGGGTGCAGCATCAGGAATTAAGAAATTAGGAATTTCTGAAGCTGGTAAAGCTCATGAAGTCATGATGTCATCTCTAATGTGGTTGCCTGACGCTATTAAACAAGAGCTTGGTATAGTCGGTACTCCAGGCACTATGGCATACACTAAACAAATTTCCAGTCTTATAGATACGACTAAAGGCGCCGCAGTTATGAAAGGTATCTTTCATAGACCATCTGTAAGCCAATCTATGATGTCTGGAACAGCTCTTGATGATCCATTAGCGCAGTCAGGACGTGTAATGCGTAGTGGGCATTTAATAGATCCTAAGCGTGGTATGGTTGGTACCTCATGGTCAGGTATGAAGAATGGAATCATGGCAAACTTTCCTATTGGTCCGAAAGGGCTGAGAGATATATCTAAACTTGGAACTGGGCAAGCTGGCGGTATGCTTTTTGGTACCACAAGCATGGGCTTAGTAATCCAAAATCCTAAGATGGCAAGACTACTTGGCTTTGATCCTAAGCTGGCTGGTGGTTCATGGATGCTATCATCAGCTCAACGCGATCTTTTGACACATGGTGTTGAAACTGGTTATCGTTTAAAGATATCAGATCTTCCAAGCATGAATCCCAAGATTAAAAGCGCATTAATGGGACAAGCAGAATTCCTTGCTGGTGGCAAAATAGCAACTATGGGTAAGCCATTCGCATCATTTAAAGCTGGTGAAGCATTAGGTATGGGAAGTTATTTCACAGATGTTCTTGAAACTGGAGAAGAAACTATACGTCCTCGTATTATGAGAACTCGTGGTAAGTTTGATGTAACTAATATCCGTATGGATGCTGGACGCGGAGAGCTAATTCTTCAAGGATATACACATGATCGGACAAAGAGCCTGACACTTGGTACCGGAGCTCACGCTTCAATAGTTCCTCGCGAGTTTAAATCAACTACTAAGATATCTAAGCTATTGGGATTAAAGCCAACCCAAGCTGTTCATTTCATTGGCACTATGAGCGATCTCAAAGGTGCCGATCAGATTAACATGTTATTTAATGAGCTAGTCTTCCAAGCATCTGATACTAAACGAGGTGCATTAACTAACTTTGTAAATAGTAGGCTTGCAGATTCTGGAAAACTTAATCTGAAATTATATAATGAAGCTGTTGGAGAATTCGGATTAACTTCGATGTATACACCTCGTGCTGGTGGCAAATTCGACTTAAAGACTACTCTATTGACACCTGATATTTTGAAACAAATGGGATATTCATCTGAAGTAGTTTCTGCTATTGCAGCCACACCAGAGAAAGGTGTAGAAGCTTTTATAGGTGCTACGCCTCTTATGATCGGCACTGAAGCTACAATGTTTACTGCAAAAGGCGTTCATAGTCAAGCGTTTGCCGCGGGTACTTCAATATATCATGAACAACTAAAAATGTTAGAAACTTCTGGTTTAAAGGATCAGTATAAGAATTGGCTTGGAGCTTTCAAATCAGGGCGTACAGGAGAAGCCTCGACAATCTTAAGACAGATTGGAGAGTCTGAAAAATCTTTAGCTGCAATGGGACAGTTTGGAGAAACGCTAAGTCGCCAAATGGATGCTCGGACTTCAGGGTTATATTCTAATTATAGCAGATATGATGACTTCATAGGTAGACGTAAAGTTGCTAGTTATATACAACAACCAGGAGATGTAACTGGCGAAGTCATGGAAGATCTTATTAGATCTCGTAGTCAAGCTGCTACTAATCTTGAACGCTCGCTTAATGGTAGGATAGGCCGTCTTCGTTCACAAATGAATCAGATAAAGGGAATGATTTAGGCTGGCAGGAACTTTCAATGCTTGGTCTTCGTGGAGAGGAATTTGCTCCTATCCATGAGGAACTGACAAAATTAATGTCTAAGCAAGCTGGAACATCTGGTAAAGAATTTGGAACATTCTTTGGCCAATTTGGATTTGGTGCTGGCGCTGGTTTTGAAAAGACGATTAATGTGAGAGCACTGAGAACAATGGCGGGTGCTGAATTACCTGTCATTAAACTTGGAAGTGTCGAAGGTAGAGCAATAGGTGATATTGCTGCGCAACTTCATGAAGTATTAAAGCAACCAGCTGCAGAAGTTTCGACAGAAATGTCCCAACTATTAAGTGGTAAATTTGGTGAGACTTTGAGAGCTGCTGGCTTCAAAGAAGGCGCTCCTTTAGGTGGCTTCTTACTCGAAACAGGTGGTACAATTGATATTGCTATGAAACATGGTGATTGGAAAACTGGATCACTCAAAACAACTAGTATGATTAAAGCTGGTGGAGCGCAACCAATTTATATACCAGGCATTAATGAAATGGTTGCTGAATCTCAACGTATTACAACTGGATCCTATCCAACGCCTGTATTCAAAGCGAAGATTGCTTTATTAGCCGAAATGAAAGATTGGCCGAGTCGTACTGGTGCTGGCGATGCATATAAATTTATAGCAGAGAGACGTTTGGGAAGATTAGGCACCCGTATGACAGATCTTATGGACGCTGCTACTGGTACTATAACTAAGAAAGGCGGCTTTCGAGAAATAGCAGGTCAGGTATTACGACCAGATGCTTCATTGTATAGCCAATTAATTGAGCATAACCAACTTTCATTTACCACAAGATTAAATGCACTTGATGATGCTGGCAGAATGGCTGTATCTCAAATGTATGAGACTGGTAGCAAAGTAGCAGCAATTGAGCGTATGAATCGTGAACTAGCTGGTACTGTCTTTATCTCAAGACTTGAAGCTGAGAAGATGCCTGCTGCGTTCTTTAAACGAATAGGCGAAGGCAAAGGGTATGCATTATCAGCTCGCTGGCCAACTGTGTCTCCTGGATCTATTGGTGTTACGAGACTAGCTATTGCTCCTGTAGAAGAATTAGGAGAGAAGGGCGTTGCTGCTATGAGCGCTGGCATGCTGGCGCATCATGCTGCTGATACTGACCTAGACAAGATGGGGGGTTGGGTATTTAATATTGGAAATGAGAAGTTCCAATCAGCATTAGATAGAGCATATAATCGTACTTTAGCCCAATCTCAAATGACTCAAGATTTCATTGTCAGCCGTATTCAAGATATGGATATTAATGATTACTCAACTCAATTCTTAAGCGATGCTAGAAGTGCTGAAGCAGCAAAACATGGAGTTACTTGGGATAAGCTTCTGAAGACTCATAAGGATCCGAAAGAAGTACTTCGCCAAGCTATATATTCTCGTGTTGCTACACAAACAATGACTGGCGTCACTACTAATAGAATGTATCAACAGCTTGAAGTTCTTGGTTCTATGATGGGCAAAGTTCCAGCTAGTGGTAAGCAGGCTATTACGGCAGCGGCCGATGTAATAGGACTCTCGATTATTGAATCCACAATTAAAGTAGCTAAGAAAGCATCAATGGGCACAGGGCCATTAGCTGCTGAGGAAATTATGGAATGGATGAGGACTAAAAACACAGCCGCAATTTCTACTAAGCTAAGAGATATAGCCGTTTCAGCTAACATTGAAGGTCTAGATGTAAGCTCTCTAGTGTCTGAATTTGGCGGATCAAAAGTCCAACAATTACAGAATCTTCGAAAGCAAATGCAACGAGGCACTGGTATAGAGGGCTTTGCGTGGGGCGCTGTAGCAAGCACAGCTGTAGGAGAAGGAAAGAAGTATCGTAATTGGATTGAAGCTGCTCAGGGTGCGCTACAAGGAGCGTCAGCTGATGAGTTTGTAGACGTTTCAAGGATTCTAGTCGAGTCTCACAAGACATCGCAGGATCTATTCCGTCAGTCTGAGAAAGCCGTTAATCTTATAAGACAATCTAGTCTAGTAGCTGGTTCTGGAGATGTGAAAGATCTGTTAACATCTCTTACAAGAGGCTCTGAAGAAAGTTCTCCAATTGCTAAACAGATGCTTGAGTCTATCATGGGTGATCTACCTATAGAAGATTATCAGATCATTGGATCTGAAATGTCTTCGTTGACTGGTAGAATGGGTAAGGCAGCAGCTAAAACCGGATTAATGGATGATGCGTCTAAGCTGCTTAATAGGTTTGCTGGCAGTCAATTTGGAAGTAAAGTTACCAAAAGATTACAATCAATGGGTGGTAGAACGATGGCGGCGGGAGCAGCTGGTGCTGTTGGAGCCTATGCACTAAGCAGGTTATTTGGTAGTAGTCCACCAGCTCCTCCACAAACACCCCAAGATCAAAATTATCCTGGCAAGGATGCTACTACTGGTGATAGACCAGTTTACATGAGAGATGAACGCGGGTATAGTAAATCACCAAGGCCATCTGGCTATCAGACCAATGTAGGTGGTACGATTCAGAATCGAGAAACGTTCAGTACATTAGCAGGACGCTCGAATATGACCATTCAGGATAACTCAATGAGTGATACGCAATTTAGATACGCAATGGGTAAAGCAAATACAAGTAGCTTTGGATACTAAACATGCCAAATATAAAGATTGGACATATTGATCTTAGCATTGATCCACAGCAGCTCAATATTACTACGACAAGTAATAATGCTTCTGCCGTAGGTTTACGATCTAATCATGCTCAAGCTGTTCCAACTGGCTATAGTGATTTTAGTGCTGTGCTAAATATCATCTTCCCAAACTTTGAAGATATTAATCAGAAATTACGGCCCATCATTGCGCTAGCAAAAGCTCTCCCATTCATTCCGATTAGATCTGAAGAGATAGCTGATGCTCTTGTAATTGGATCTGAACTATTACAAAAAAACGATCAGACACTTAAAGAATATACACCTGATGGCTATGCTGATGTTGTTAAGATTACATTCATAATATGGGCTGAAATAATCTATAAATATTATGTAATACCATCTGTTAAGAACGCAATTCAAGAACACATAGCGCCAAATAAAGATCCAATTGAGACATTACGGAAAGCAGTTGAAGAACGATATCATAATGATTTTTTGCCAATGGAAAGGCTAGGCCGAGCATCAACTAGTCCTGCCTCTATGATTGCTCGCGATATATCTAATAGGAAATGGGACTGGAATTACATTGCATATGCTGGGGAAGGTGCAATCAATACAAGGGTGTCTTATTCTAGAGAAGAAGTTTATGAATTAGTAAATGGTTCAAAACTAATTCCTGGAAAGACTACTGATATTGATATGGATCTTACTCCTCGTTGGACATTTACGGGTATAATACAAAACCGATCTCTTGTGTATGACGGCGACACAATTCGCGTAACACCAACTGGTTCCGGTAGCTTTAATGCTACTCGCTATACAAACTCAACTGATATTTCTGTAAGATTAGCTGGATTTGATGCATTTGAAACTGTGCCTCCAGATGGTAAAGCCCCACCAAGAGTTGATAAAGGATTAGATATTTATCAATTTCGTCGTGGCCAGGAAACACATGGTACGACTCATGAGAAAACTGGATATAGAGATTTTGGTGTCGAATGTAAGGAGTCTGTTAGAAATCTTATATTCGGAACTGGTAATTCTCCAACCCAAGTAAGAATTGATGTCTTTGACATTGATGATTATAAACGTGTTGTCGCTAATGTAACAGTTCTCGAAGGAATAAATTCTGGCACATCTATCAACCATGAGGTATTAAAACTCGGACTAGCAATACCTTACGTCGTGCAAGGAACCGGTGTAACAGATAGTACTTATTTGAAAGCTGCATCCTATGCCGCCGATAACAGTATAGGTTTATGGAACAATGATCTATGGCGAGGATATTGGTTCCGTATCTCTAAACGTACTGTTAGAGGCGATTATGCTAAAGCTTTAGATGATTCAATTAGCGATTTAGAGCCTAAGAATACCGTTGGGTTTATACTTCCATCTGACTACAGATCATACGGTAGTAATGTCAAAAGATTTATATTAGGACAGAGACTATACTCTGATCCTTCAGAACCTATTTCGGCTGCTGTACCAGTAGCTAGAAATACTGGACATGCTATTCCAGGTGAAGATCCAGATGAATTTGATTTTCAAACTCCAGGTAATACTTATGATTTTGATGGTGTGGAAGCTTTAACTGGTGATGTAGATGATAACCCTATCCTTAAAACAAGAGTTAAGAACTATTACTGGGATTTCATACCTGGTTTTAAACCAAAGAGATATTTGCCATCTGAACTAAAAGCTTTACTAGAACAACAAGCTAAGATTGTAGGCTATGAAGCAGATTTTAGAACTGCTGGTCCATTACATATATTTCAATCAATGGCAGCTGATCTATATGATCGCGCTCACTTTGATAGTAGCCTAGAAATCCAGCCAAGCTATAAAGTAACAAGTAAACATTTCCCTGGTGACTATGTGCCAATGTGTTTCGAGGCTATTCAGCTTAGAAGCGTCCAAAATTATCCATATGCTGTGCAAGCAACATTTAAATTTGTCTTCTTTAATCCAGCCCCATACATACCAGCATTTGGATTCATTGGTTCCAAATTCGATAAGGAATCTGGAATTGTAGTTGCCGATCGTAACAAGCTGGAAATCGACCTATCTCAATGTGTTTCCTTCTTAGATTACCTTCAAACTGGCTATATGACTGATAGCTTCTCGAATAGAGTTGAAGGAAGATACATTGCACCCTATACAGAGCAAGACGATATATACTTTGAATATAACGTACCGCGTATGACAGTAGAAGCTCAAAGTGATCTTGATGAAAACGATAGAGCATTAAATCGTTCGTTAAGAAGAGGTATTGGATTTGAGAAACACTTAGCAATTATTACACCTCGTAAGTCTGTGTCAGATGGAGAAGCTAGTAATTATCAATTAGTTATGAACGATGTATTATTAGAAGCTGTAGCTGTAAATTATATGAACTTTATTCCTCGTATACCAATAGAAGGTGTCGAATTTCCAACAGCTCAATTTACTGGTAGAGGTCAAGGTAGTCTACAATTAGTTCTTAGAACATCTAATCGACAGGCTATACGTTCTTTATATCATATGCGCATGTTATCTCAAGAAGCTTCTAGAATGGCTGATAGCTCAGACATTCATAATTCAGTTATTAAGATTACTCATCCATTTGTTAACCTAACTGGGATTAATACATTTATTGTTAATAATATACAAGAAGATAATGATCCTGAAGCTCCCGGCCAAATGGTCATAACAATTGATCTGGTAGAATCAGCTCCACGAGAATCTATCAATGAAGAACTAGCAATTGTTCATGATGAACAAACAGATAATAATGTTGATGATCGAATTATAGATGTTATTATTGATGAACTGCTTCTAGGGGCACCAGACGCTCGTCGTAGAGCACGTGATTTATTAATTGGTGATGTTAAGGGTGGCAATGTTAACATACATGGCAATGGAGCTACTCGTGAAGGTATGCGTACTGTATATCGTAATTCTACCGAACGATTCTGGTCAGATGAAGATATTAGCAGATATACTACGATACAACAGAAAAGGGTTGCCGCTGAAGCTATCGGACAGGATCTTGCAGATCTGAGTCTTAATAGTTATTATAGATCTGATTATCTCCTTCCATCCAAATCTCTGCTTTATGGTCTCATACCATTTATAGTCTGTGATGGAGATCCATTACGGCCCCGTAGTAGTTCATGTGATCCTACAAGTCCTAAATTTACAAGAATGAATGAGCTACTTGAAGCACTTGCTTACAGAAGAAAAAATGCGAATGATCTTATAAAGAATATTGTTGATGAATTTGTTAATATTACTTCTCATGATTCTGAAGATGCTGAGAAAGCAGTTCGTAATTGGTTAACAGCTTTATTTGAAACAGAGTTACCATCTCGAATGTTATCTAATACCACCACTCATGAGATCTATGCACAAAATTTGAGTTATACGGGAGCAGTTTCAAAATCTAGAATAGTATCTGCTGGTATCTATCTAGTTGGAGCTACCGGTACAATAGTAGCTGGTGACAGAATCTATAGATTAATCGCTAGATCTCATGATGAATTATATGAAAAAGATGCTAAGTATAATCCTTTAACTGGTGCAACTACTAATGAGGTTGTACTAATGATACCAGATCCGAAACTTACATCTTTCTCTCCTCCAGGAGATGGTATGGATTGGATGGAAATATTCTATCAATCATTTACAAATCCAACATTTAAGGAAACATGTAACAGCATACAACAGGATTATCATCATGCTTACATCTCTAATAAGCGTAGAATAGATACTAAATTTAGAGAAGTTATAAATGAAGATAATAAAATAGAAACATTACATCCTTTCTGGGTACATAATAGCTGGATTACACTTAGTAGCGCTGTTACGTATTTTGACAGGATGGTGCTCAAACTTTACAATGAGGTAGAGCATTATAAATCTCCTGATATTAGACATGTTCTAAAATATTTATTCAAAGTATGTCTGAAATTTGATTCATACCGTACTTTCTTTTATGGTGCAATAACACGATGGCTACCATATCTTGCAGATAGGATAGATGGAAAACTGTTCAGAGATAACGAGAATAACAATTATCCCGATATAGAACTCCCAACATACATTGATATTTTTGGACAGACACATGTCTATGATCGTAATGAAAGAATGGAGTTGTATGCTCTTGTACGTAAATTCTCAGATACTATTAGTCAAAATAGTAAAGCAAGTGTTTACTCGCCACCTCAAAGTATCAGGACACAGTATGCTAATACTAATGCTAATGGTACAACAATTATGGAATCTGTCAGATTTCATGATCCTAGGAAATTTATTGCAAACGTTATAAATATATGTGGTTTTAGAACTGATGCTTTAGATGCTACAGATATTTATGATCCAGAACAAATATTTATAGATGGTACACAAATGTCCAACTTTTTGGATTGTTTAGGCTATCAAGGCATGTCTGATACTAAAGCTTTGGAACGCCATGAAACATTATCATCTCGTCCAAACTATGTCATGCCTCAAGCAAGAATTCAAATTGAAATGTTATGGACAAGAATTATTGAGAAGATGAAACAGATTAACAATGCTTATCATAAACAAATTAAAGTGCCCGATAATATGTTACCAACATATGAAGATCTTGGGATAAGAGGTCCGCATGCTTTCAATAGAAAAGCAAAAGCACGTATCGAAAGTGATAAGCTTGAACCTGGTTGGATGTATTATGCTCCAGAATTAAATATATGGAGCAATGCTAAAGAAATGATAAAAGATTCAGAAACCCTAGTAAGTGATATTTGGAAAACTGGCCCAGAAGATAGTGGACAACAGATACATGAAAGCCCTATTCGTATTGGTCATGATATATCGACTGATTCAAGAAACAATGAATGGGTTGCATTGAGAGCTAAAACTACTAGTATTAATGATATAGGGTCACAAGATAGCCAAGCTAAACTTGATAGAAATTCAGAACTAGAGCCACATACGGCAGGTGGATTAGTAGGTAAAAAAATCAATGCTGTTGGTGTCGAACGTGATATAGAAAAACGATTTGCTGAGAAGATAGGTATAAGAGACGCTAAAGAAGGTGGCTCTCATATAGCTAGTTCTGAAATAGATCTTGATCCTAAGTTTAAATCGAAAGAACCAGATGATACTTCTACAGTTCGGCTTGTGCCTCAAGGTATGGCATCTTCGCCAAAATATGCTAATGCTCGTTTTGGCACACGTGATGAACAACATAAGATAATGAAACGTTCTATAGAAGGTAAACCAAAATATCCTTATAATATGAGGTTTGCATACCCAGTTGCAGCGATCTACTTTGTTGAAGAAGATAAAGCTAAATGGGGTTTCTTTGACGATTCTTATAGATATGATTCTATAATAAGTATTGAAGTTATACGCGATAAACAAATTACAGACTTAGCTATTATTAGACTTACTAATATGACTGGTACATTATCTAATAAAGTTAACCAAGATAGACAAAAAACTGCTAACGGCATTATATATAAGACAGAAGATGTGAATCGTGTCTCCGCTTGGGGAGATAATACAGATTCAGATCAAAGAGAAGGTCGAAAAGGTGATTTTAATGACAAGGATGAAAATGAGTTACTCTCATTTAAGATTAAGCAAGGTACTCGTATTGTCATTAAGATTGGTTACTCAACTAAAGGCGCAGATTTGCCGGTTGTATTTACAGGTCAGGTAGCAGAGGTATCTGCTGGTCCGATTATTACTATCGTAGCCCAAGCTTATGATTATCAATTATCTGAACCTGCATATGAGAAATGGGGTAAAGCAAAACATTCCTTCCCAGAAATAATTTGTGATATATTAGCTAAGGTTAATTACTTCGGTGGCTATAAATTCTATCGTGATCGCTTAAAAGCTCAGACTGTAAATCGTGGAACTAATAGAGCTGACACAGATAAGCTATCAGCAAGAAAATGGCTTGAAACATCACAAGGAGATAACTTATATGTCGATCATACTGGCTATTGGGGAAGCTGGCTCTGGAGATTCCTAGGAGATGATTGGCTATGTGCTGGTTCTATGCTTGAGAATCTATACACGATGCCAAGGTATAAACCACATGATATAATGATGGTACTACCATATGACGAACGCGCAACTCTATATTTTGGACCACCAGATGGGGCATATATAAACACAGGTAAATCAAAGAGTGAATTATTAATTTGGGCTAATAGGCAAGAAGCATATAACGAGTTACGATCATCTGGTTTATATCAGATATTCGATGGTGCATTAAAGACATCATTTGAAAAAGATCGTAACCAAGATATCTTATTATCTAAACAGACTGCAGAATCTAGTAAGAGCGATCGAGGTGTTCCCGAACAGCAACAAGTTATATCTAAGAAAGAAAAGGGATCTCTTTATGCATTCCCATCTCGTAATGATGTTCTACCTATTACTGCCACAAATTTTGATGGATCATGCTTAATTATAAATAATGACTATCATAGTGAACCATTTTTGGCAGAGGCTAAGTTGAAAGAATTCTATGCTCTTGATGAAGCCCCTACTTCAAATTATAAAGAAAGACTTACACTAGCTAACTTATATCCTATACAGATTCAAAACATTATAAAGAATATTGAAGAAATACCAAACGATGTCATAGCAGCTTTATTTAATGACTTAGTACTCTATACTGGCAAGCGCCATAATGATGATCCAGATGATGCGAACGATACTGCTGGTTGGTATGTTGATGAAATCTTAACATCAAATAAAAAGGAGGGTTGTAAGACTTTTAATCTTATTTCAACCTCATATAAGATTGACGAAGTAAAGATAAAAGAAGGCTGGCTTCATGATTCAATTAAGGTAGGCGCAAAATATACGGTAAGCGATATTGCAAGTAATATTACAGAAGGTAATGTACAAATAGTAGCTGCGACTAATCTTATCGAGAGCGCTACCGCTCTAGCAATGGAATTAAGTGGTGCAGGATTAGATGATAATGAATTTGATGATTCTGAGATTTGGGTAGATGATAAATCGTTTAGACAAGTAAGCAATCCTGGAGCTATTATTAAAGAGTATCTTACACTTGTTATAAAAGCAATATATGATATTAATTCTGGCCAAGTTAAGAATACTCAAGGTGGAAGATATCCTTTAAAGCAGTCTCCAGTAGCACTAGAAGTATATAAAAGAAATTACAAATTTGGATTTATGTCAACATCTATTGTCATTGAAATATCTGACGAAGATGTCATTAATGATGATTATACATATCTACCAGGTCAAATATCTCTACAGAGATTTGCTCTTATAAGTGGTGGCGATCATAACTACGCCTTGTGGAATTTTATGATAGGTGGGCTGATACCTTATCTTGATCGACTACCTTCTTACATAGCCAATAATCCAGATAAACCTATATCTTATATTGCTAATGCATTGAAAGCTTCGAAGACTAACAATCTACCTCCGAATATGCTACCCACAAGAGATTACCACTTAGTACAAAGTGGCGTTAATATGATCTCAAATAGAATTGTTGCTTCAAAATCTCATATGGGTAATATTGCTGTTGTCGAATCACCAGGTGGTACCCCATCTATCGAAAAGAAGGATAATGGTAATAGTGTAAAGATGCCAAAAGCAAATTATATGCATCGTGCAAGTGTAACCCATGAAGATGAATTAATCTACCCACTCAGCAAATATTTTTATGATATGAATGCTTATCATAATGGTGAGGCATGGCAAGTAGCAATGAGCTGTCTTGGCGAAGCTTTACGAGAAATGTATCAGGGACAATTAGTAATCCTTGGCAAGCCTGACGTAAAACCCTTTGACATCGTTTCTTTGTTTGATAATAAAAATCTTATGAAAGGAAGTTTTGAAGTCAAACGTGTTGTACATCACTTTAGCCATCAAACAGGATATATTACAACAATCAACCCGCATATGATTGTCCACGTAAATCGTGATACGGACTGGTGGAAATCAGTTGGAATGTCTGCACTCATGGTTGGCGTTGCTGTTACAGCAGCCGTTGCTTCTATTGCAACAGGCGGAGTTGGCGGTATAGTGATTGGCGCAGCTTTAGTAGGAGCAACTGCTGGATTAGCGAATTTAGCAGATCTTCCAACTGCCTCTATTCTTGGTCTTCAAATTCCTTGGATTAGTGGCCAGGCTAAGATCGGGCCAGCTCGACATAACCCTGTACGTATCTCTCCTTTACAGCATAAGGGACTTCCTTACATAGTAGGGCTTGAAGGATGGCAACGTTACGCATATAATGGAGAAGAAGGAGCAATTGAAGGCGTCAGCGAAACTGTTGCTCGTAAGCTAACAGCAATTCCAGAAGGAATCGAAGCAGCCAATGAGAATATTGCTAATTATTGGAATGCTTTTAGACACACAACTCAGTATCAGATGGATACTTACAAGAACGGAGACTTTTTTGGAAATGGTGCTTTGAAACGTGATTAATCTTATGAATAAAGGATGAATACATGTCTGATACAAAGCCTGATGAAAGATATAAAGTAATAGGTCCGCATACTATCCAAGCACCGATTATAGGCTTTAGAGAAGCAAAAGCTAATCTTGGTGGTGGAATTACAGGTCCAATGTTTGAAGTTATACTTGAAGATCGTATCAGACTTATACCTGCCGATCCAACAAGTCTTGAGAAATTTGATCCAGAGAATATATCAGAGAATGATATGGTGGAAATCTCAGGTACCACAATAGGCGATACAACTGAGAATCTTATTGGGAAACATGTTAAGCTTCTCGATACACAACAGCAACAAAAGACTACTGAATACGCTACACGTAAAGATCCAAGAATACCTGGGGGTGTGAGAGCTAGTAATACTGGCAAGACTGTTTCTATAAAAGAATTAGCTGATAGAGCTTCTCAACCAGGCGATATGTCTGCAAGCGCTAAAGCTGCAATGGATAGATTAAGTGCTGCAATTCCTGGTTTATATGCTAAGGCTGGCGACTATTTCAAAGCACCAGTGAATGGCTACGCTAATACAAATCTACATTTGCAAGCAGTTAAAGCTGGCAATGAATCGGAGGCATCTGCTACAATGCAAGCAGGTGGAAGCAAGCTTGGGGCTGGACTAGGCGGCGTAAGCTTAGACGGAGCAGCAGTTGAGAATTCCTGTATGCCAGAGCAAGCGCGATATTCCCATTTGAATGAGAATCCTCTCATCAATACTCTCGGCCCAAGCACGACAATGAACCCGTTTCCACCATATATGATTAACGTTGGTAAATTCCTTATAGGAATTTATGCCATTACAAAAGCAATCGGTAGCTTTCCGGAAGGACCATAAATGCTGTTTACTAGGCTTGACTTTGCTATTGATGAGAATGGAAATCTCTCCACTATTGATGGGGATATAGCTAGATTCTCTTCTGTTGAAAGTGTTCAGAAGGCTATTGAATGGCGTCTTAAGACTACAAAAGATGAATGGTATGTCAATCCATACATCGTTGCTGGCGTACTGGATTTTGTAGGCCGAAAGAATGATCGCGATACTGGCGAATTAATGAGGACAAGAATTGAAACAGCTATCTGTTCTGATAACTTTGTGCCAAGAAACAATCTGATAGCTGATGTCGTCCCAATCAGTCGCGAGGAAGTGCAGATTATTATCATCGTTAAAGACTTCTATGCTCCTGATTTGAGCGAACAGATAGATCTGAAACTTACATATGAGTTCAGCTATCAAGAAGGATTAATAACTTCTTTGACCGGAGGCACGCGCTGATGGCTAATATAGAACTCCTTGAGTTTGAGAATGCTGATGCTGTACGTAGAAGAATGCTGCAGCGAGCTATATCAGCGAATCTTCCTGGTGTCTCTAATGGACAAGTGCTTCGCAATGTGACGGAACTATTTGCTGATGAGTGTCAGGAAGACCATAATCGTATTCAATTTGCAATGATTAATAGCACGCCTTCATTGGCAACTGGTCCATATCTAGATTTGATTGGTGAGTCAAATTTTGGGCTACCTAGAAATGGGGCTACATATCCGTCAGCCGCAATTGCTGATAAGAATATGTTATTCTATGTGCAGTCGGGTCAACTGACTGACTATCTTCCAACAGCAAATAATAATCGAAAGTACATCCCTTATAATACAGCCGTCAGTGATAGCCGCGGAAATAGCTATCATCTTACTAATGATGTATATGTAAATATCGGTGAAACACAGGTTTATGTTCCTATTGAATCTTCGATTCCTGGACGCGCAAGAAATGTACCAGCTAACGCTCTTATAAATCATAGCTTAGATCAACGTATCAAAGCTACAAATCGATATGATATAAGCAATGGTACTAATGTTGAAACTGACGAGAACTATCGCTTCAGAATTATGCAAGCTCATCTTGCTTCGCAAAGTGGGAATAGGGCTGCTATAAATCTCCAAGTTGCAAGTATTGGAGGTATTAGCCAGTTCTTTATTCAAGAGAATTTCAATGGGCCTGGAACAGTTGAAGTACTCATTATTCCGATTGGTAACAGATTGTCTCCAGCAATCAAAGAACAAGTCAAAGCATCTGTACAAATTGCGAGTCCTGCAGCGTCGATTATTACGGTACGTGAACCAAATTATGTTGACTACGATATTGCTCTTAAGATAGTTCGTAGAAATTCTCTAGATGGAGCTACTTCTCTTGTTCGCAGAAGCGCTACTGATGCTGTGTTTAAATTCATGAATAGTATTTCTGTTGGCGGAAGAATTGATACGATTAATATGATTGCAGGTTTAAGAAATAGTCTATCAAGATTCGGAGTTGCAGACATTACATTTACCTGTTTCTTATTGAATCAACAAGCCGTACGTCCTGGAGTGATAGCATTGGCGAGAAGAGATCTTCTTGTTCCAACGCCTTACGATTCGGAACCCATTAAGGTTGCTGTTGCATGACTGATGAAATATTAGATCATCCAAAAGCGCTTGCTAAAGCGTATCATCAGAGTACCAGACGATTCATTAATCGTCTGCCAACTCATGATATAATACGTAGAGCACAAACAGGTTCCATGCATCAATTGCTTAATATAGTCATTGGGGAGGGGCGTCAACAACTTAGCAATGAAATGCTAAGATTTGAACAGTCAAGATGTCTTAGCACAAATCCTGTAGATGAACTTGATCGAATTTATATTGCTCAGATTCCTATAAGCTGGAATATCTTACCAGATTCTCCAAACCAGCTTAAGAATTCTGCATTTGAATGGATTAGCTTTTTCGATAACAAGCCACTATTCTGGACTACTGAGACACCAGTTGGTTATATAGCTGGAGTAGTTTCTGTATCTCCTGAATATACGTATACAGGAAAATATTGTCTCAAAATTGAATTATCAGCTGGGCAAGCTATACGTCTTACCCAGACAGTTGATGACTTTGAAAGTTCCTATATGGATCCTTTGACTCTTAGTTTCTGGGGAAAGATTGAAACAGGATCCCCATCTATTGTACTGCAATTGATTGGTACTAACGTACTGGATAATACAACACAAGCATTTGGAGATTCAGCTGATATATTAGAGTCTATGGATTGGGAACGAGCTACCTATTCTCAACAACAGGCTAGATTTCCAATGTCTGGTGCTGAATATCAAATTGAAATCTATAACAATGGTTCAGCAAACGTTATTATGTATATAGATGCCGTTCAATTAGAAAGTAATTCTACACCAAGTGTATGGCGTTTAAAAGCAAATGATAATGCGTCTTGGAATCTAACAGATGCTCCAGGCAATTTTGATATCAAGACTACTATAGGCCCATATAAACAGCCTATATATTTCTGTGATAATAATTATGACTTCATTGCTAGAGCTATTCCAACACGTGCTGAGATCTCTACAGCTAATGAATTATATGGATACCTAACAGCGATTGAGGATTTTGAGAACCACGTAGACTTCTTTAATGATGAATGGCGTACAAAACTTACTGTTATGGAAATGGATGCACCAGAATATGAAGAAGTAACTGTTGAATCTGTCACAGGTCAGCCAGCAAATTATCCAGATGGCAATCCTAAGATGATGACAAGAGTTAAACTAGATGGTAGCGGTGATATTGTTACTGAAAAACGTGTACAAATAGTTAAAGAGAATATAGACGTTCCTGGTGAATATCTTGCACAGTATGATTTAGTAACTGTAGATTCTGAGAATGTATGGCGTATATATTCTACCACTATGCTTCAATTAACAATGTTAAGAGATCTTGTCGTAATCCTTGCATCTGAAGATGGCAATTATGTTCTATTGATTGCAAATCCACAATACGAAATTCCTGAACGTACACATCTATTCTTACTAAATCGATTGTCAATCTCAGGACTCGCCGATCTATTACCAACTAATTTCAGTATTCTGCTTGGTATTGATGAATATGATGTAGATGGTTTAACAGTGCAAATTACAGATACAGACACAAATGACATAGCAGAATACAGAATAAAGTTGTGGTATGACTACTATACTATGGATGAAAACTTTAGTAATATTATTATGCGAGAAGATTACGTTGACTATGGCGGAGTACAAATACAGTGACAGATCTTTTTGCAGTACAACAACCTCGCGCTAGTATACGCGGTACATCCTTTATCCTGCAAGGTCCAGTTACACGTGATGTAGATGTAATTAAAGTTTGGAATGTTCTATCACAGAGCTATGACGACACATTCGAACCTGCGTTTACCGAAAGAAATATTCCTAAGAATCGTTTCTTTAGCAATCGTGGATTACGATGGTATACCGAAGTACCTGTATTCCCTGGCGATAATACATTTAACGTTGCCGCTGGAATCAAGAGTACTTTCTCGTCAACTGATATCATCAAGTCTTATTTTGATTGCTTAGCTGGCCTTGTTGATATGCAGTATTATTATCCTGATGTTGACGCTGTACTTGGGGATGATGGCACTTGGCTAACAGCTAATGAATATGCATTAGCTGGTTTCGAACATACTGACAATACTTTTGGTATTGAACGTACGGCGTTAGATCCAGTATCAAGCTATTTTAGATATGATCTTTCTATACCATCTAATATTAAGATAACAAGTGCTCAGATCGATGTACAGTTCAATGATGCTATTGAGATTTATCATGATGGCACAAGTATATATTCTTCTCCCGCTATGCCTGTAGCAGGATGGGAATATCTTGATCCGGCTACAGCACATGTAATAAGCACATCAGCAACTGTAGCAGTGGATGCTGCTTTATTAACTACTGGTAATCATGTATTTTCTATAGTACATAAACGAGATGCAATTAGTACAGAAGATATCAATCTTTCGTTTACACTTAGAGTAGACCTAGAACGTATCAAATGGACGCAGCCACAGCGTGTATCAATCAATATATCTGAGACTCAAGTAGAAACAACACAGAACTTCAACTCATTAGATGAATGGGGTTTGTTATTCGGAGTTGATAGATTTCCCGGAGAACGGAACGTAGAATATAAGCAACGTTTACAACAGTATGTAAATTCAGGATTTGATGTAACTCCTATTGGTATTGTTAAAGGCTCATCTGCCAGATTAGGCATGCCGATCTTAGATAACGCAGTTATTGTAGATTTTAATACTGATGAATTTGATCGTGTAGATACACCACTGACCGATGACTTAATAGTTACAATTAGCGATGGTATATTGAAGCTATCAAGTAAAGCATTTATGGCAGTTGAAGAACCTGTCGTAGATGAGAATTATAAGCTTATTGAACCATCGGGTAATATATATAGTTTGAAAAAACTATATGGCAAAAGCTTTGGTGATCTGGAATCTAATCAATGGTCTCTTGATGATGATGGCAATATCTTATTATATGGTGATGTTGATCCATTTGGTTATCAATTAGATTATACTATTGAACATTCTTATGAGCTGAAAGATCGTAGTATCCTAGACGTAGCAACATGGCTAAACCGGTTGACCGCTTCTGGCACTAACTCATCCGGTCAACTCCAGCCTTTAATCCCTTTTGAAGCTCAGATAATTGCAGATGCCAAATTCCTCACATATAGTGGTCAACTGGTTAGCCTTACACAAGACTCAAATGTTGTTGTTGCAAGTGGAAACTTAAGCGAGTTCAGCTTAGATAAAGATTTATACATTAACATACCAGGGAATGAATACTATTACTCAATTGATAATATCATTGCTAGCGGTATCTATCTCGAAGATAACTATCAAGAAGTAAGTGCTTCTGGTGGTGACTTCAATATGTTTAAGAGTATCCCCGCTTCATTCATTCCTGATAATGTAATATCTAGTGATGAACCAATTACAAGCTTTAGCCTTGACGTATGTCAAATGCAGTATAGGCCATTTCTCGAAAGCGACTGGGACGATTACAATAGTGTCGATAGTCCGCGTCTTGAAGATATAATGGCAAATATTGACAAAGTACGTAATTCTATTAGGGCAACATGGGATGAAGTAATTGTAGATGATGATATCTGGGATCCATTACAAGCACAGATGGTTGGTGGTGCAGTAATACCTAATATCTATGATGGCCCTAAAACAGTATATAGCGCGGCCGCAGGTAGAACATGGTATACACCATCCCAAGCCAAAGAATTAGATTTTGTTGATCCTGACGCATATGATACGCTCGATGTTATCTTAGCTGAAATTGTTCCAAGTGGCTATGTCAAAGTAGAAGTTCCTAATACACGACTTGAGGGAAATACTAATTCCAAATTTGCTCTTCTAGATGGATCTGGAGTTCTTCATGAACCATTAATAAAGCATGATATAAATGATATAACAATTGAAACTGATGAAGGTATCTTTGAAGATACATATTGGGCAAAGCTTGAGCTAGACTCATACCTGCATTTGACCCCAAGTGGGTTATGGCAGATTCAAATTGTTGATGATAACATTCTATATCCTTCCCTATTCGCATCTGGAGATTTTCAGTCTGGCATTGACTTAGCACTTGATAGCCTTGAAGTTAATGATGTTATCGAAACATCAGGACAAATACTAGGTCAATCTGGTAAACTAAATATGTCTCGTCTTTGGCTTCATTCAGGCGGTGATTATGGTACAGACTGGGGTATCGGTTATTATAATGAATACGCTACGAATAGAAATACGGCACGTGCTATTCCAGCATCTGGATCTAGTAAGATGGCTCTTATTGGAGCTAGCGGTGAGCTATCTTTCTATTTTGAGATGGAGAATCCAGCAATTGGATCTGGTATATATTTTGGTCATAGCAAATTTAACTTAGACTATAATAATCATATGATTGGTATTCCGTATGCATCTGGTACTGTAGAACAGTTAAACCTTATACTTGATCGTACGGATGAAGAGTGGCGTAAAGAAGCATTCAAAGATCTAATGATTAATGCAGCATGGCAAAATGGTTCGCTGATAATAGGAAATTATAGTGAATACACTGGCGATCTTATGCTGTTGATTAACAATGTTGATGATGAAGATGTAATTAGCGATGGTCCAATGATGGTCTTGAGGATCAAAGATGTATAATTTATGGTCGCCTAAATTAAAGCGTGGCTTTTTCTTCGTAGGAGATCAGCAGTTCTATCTGTTTACTGACAAACAGACGATAGCATTACTTAATGCATTATTCTTTGAATTTGCACTTGACCAATTTCCAGCAAGTATTCTAGAAGCTACTTGTGGTACGAAGACTATAGTAGCAGATGATATGATCGTTGATGATAGAAAAGTAATGTTCCGTAACAGTGCTCTTGAAGATGGGCATGACATCATTCTCACCTATACAGTTCAAGAGATATCAGGTGATCAGATAATACAGACACCACAAGTTGTCAGTCTTGATCCCGTGGATGCTACAAGACGTTTCTTTCTTGATCCGGTACCGGTGTCAGGTTATCCGATTATCTTCACAGATGACTCTATATCGCCTTTCAATGGTAATGAATATATGCATTCAGAATTCGATGTTGACGAAGATACAGGCGAAGTAACCTTCTTTGGTGCCGATAAGAATAAGCTTTGGAATGCTGCATTCTCAGCCTGGAATACTGCGCCTCTTAATTGGACAGTCTCTACAGATATAGTTAGCTTGGAGCATCTTAGACAAGAAGGGTATCTTACAAAAGATTCAATTATGTTTGGCAGAATTCCAGATGTTCCAAGCTGGGATGATTATCTATTCCAAAAGATAGTCATCGAAGAGAAAGAAGAAACATTCACACTCAGTTTCTGGACAAAGACCTGGCAATATGATGATGGCCCAGAAATTCCTTTGTATGAAATTCTAGCTGCTCTTGTATGGATGGACGTGGATGGTAACTTCCTTGACCAGGATGGCACAATCTACGCAGCTGACTTAGCTACATTACATGCGCTTACTCCTCCAATTCTATTAACAGAATTATTTGACCCATCCGATGAATGGGGAAGAGAGAATATGACTATTGGTCCAGAAGGACCATATGGTCTGACTAAGCCAGCGAATGCCGTTGCTATCGGTGTTTATTTCTCGGTACTTGGTACTCCTCTAATTTCTAATGTACAAGTTGAGGCTGCCGCAGAGCCAACAGTCTTCGCATATGCGCCACGTCTTGGAACATTTGAATACGAAGGCTCAGATGAAAAATACGCTACGATAGAGCAGGTTGATTTAAATCCTGCGAATAATGGTCGTGTAACTGGTTTACTAAGCATTGGGATTGATATAAATCCAGACATCGATCCGGAGCTCTATTAATGTCAGATTCTCTCAATATTACAGTCTCTGAGAGAGGTGCTTAAATGAGCAGTATAACGCTTGGCATAGGTGCATATATACGTCCTAGAATAGAGTTGGCAGATATTGCCAATGCAGAATTGAGCGCATTTATTGAAGATGCAGTCTTAACTGTTACTGGGGATATAGGCTATTTAATGGATTCATCAGCTGGTTTTGTAATATTTGTAGCAACTAAAATAGGAACAGGACGTATTTATGCAACCTTAACAATTGAAGAAACAGAAGTTCAGGCTTATATTGATATAGATGTTACAGCTGACTATGACTGGAGTATTGCAACAAGTAATGAAACAGAAACGCCTATAAATTTACGTAGTACTGTTCCATTTGCAAAATATTCTGGATATAATAAAGGAATCAGACGCCCATTTGGAGCTGATCAGCCAAACTATATGGAAGATACTTTGTTAACTCTTCCTATAGCGCAGGCATCAAATTTAGATATTTTAACTCCGTTAGTAATCGTATCACAGGAGTTTGATATTAGTGCCATGCATGATGACATAACAGAAGGTTGGGGCACAAGTCCGTGGGGTGCGGAAGGAATGGGAGATCCAACATGACTACCAAAACAGGTGGGAATTTAAAGCTTCAATTATTCGCCGAAGGTACTGTTGGCTGGGGCAATGCTATCAATGAAAACACGAAGCTCACTGATCAAAAAATGACCCTTCTGACAGCTAGAGCAAAGAATCGTACAACAGATATAGAAAAATCAGTTGCCGCGCACTCAGCAGAAATACTTGCTCTTATTCAAGAGAAGGGCGCTAACTTTACTATTAAAGCTGAAGCTTTAAAAGCAGCAATCGTTCTTGAGCTTAAGGATTATATTGACAGTCTAATCAATACTCACACTGCTCGCGCTCTTGCTAACCAAGAGGCAGCGCAAGCGGTTGTCGCAACGCTGAGAACAGAAATAGCGGCACTTGATGATCTTATAAATAGTCATTTCAATACACTTGAGAATACAATCAATAATAGATTCTCTACATTGTCAACAGATTTACAGACCAAGTATGCAAGTGTTCAGACTATGCGAGATCAATTGC